TTACCGCCGCCGTTGTTATTATTGTTGTCGGGGTCTGTATTGGGCGTTGTGTTGGCTGTGGCATTTGCCGTGTTGTCGGTGCTCTTATTCCCTTTGGCTTTGTCGGCGGCTTTTTTTGTGAGATTTACACTTTTCCAAGCATCGACAATTTCCTTTTTTCGGGCTGCCGACTCTGTTTTATATTGGGTTTCATTCTCGGCTTTCTTCTTTTCTAAAACGGTAACTTCGGCATCAGCTTTGGTGGTAATCTTTTTGGTAAGCATTTCTTTTGCTGCGCTAAATTCGCCCGATAGAGCTAATTTAATCGCTTTCGCAATGTTACTGAACAATTGCCCGACAAATTCGCCAAAACCTTTTATTTTAGCCCAAAATATCTGTACATTAAGCCATAGTTGCGTAATCCCATATTTCCAATCGGCAACAAATTGTTTGAAGCTAACGACAAGGGTTACTTTTATGGCATTCCACAGCGTACCCCAGCCTTGAATCCTACTTACCAAAACAACAATAACGCCTATCAATGCCCCGATAGCGACAATAATTATCCCGATGGGATTTGCCGACATTGCAATATTGAGCAACCACTGTACGGCTGTCCATGCGATTGTCGCAACTTTGGCAATCCCTATGGCTGTCGCCGTCAGCATTATTTTAGCATTCAAAACAGCAAACGCGCCTGCCACGCCCAAAATAACGGGATACCATTCTGAAATAACACCCTTTACTGTTTGCAGTGCGGGAACAAGCCAATCGGTAAACTTCATGGCGAGTTCGCCTGTCGTTTTTACAATAGGTAAAAACAATTCACCCAACTTTATCATAACAAATTTTACATTGTTGAGTGCCACATTCCACATATCGGTGCTTGTGAGCGAATTTTTATATGCTTCGTTCAGTTCCCCTTGACTGTTTTTGACAAAATCGACCGTTTCGGCAAAGGTGTTGTAATCCTGTATAAGACTAAGGACAGCCCCTCTTGCTTGTTGGTCTGTGATGCCCGCTTGTTCCATACGAAGCATTTTTTGCTTGTCTGTTAACCCGTCCATCGCATTGGCAAGGTCGCCTGTTATTGCTTTCAGTTCGCGCATTTTTCCGCTTGCGTCATACACAGCTACGCCAAGCGAAGGCAAACCCCCTTCGCGTTTTCCTGTTTTTTCGTCTAATCTACCCAAAGCTATATCGGCGGTTGACAACGCTTTTGTGAGGTTTTGCATGCCTGTTGTTGCTTGTTCGGCGGTTTGCCCTTGTGCTGTAAAGTATGCCCAAGCACCTGCCATTTCTTCCAACGATATACCCGCGCCACGAGCCGCAGGTACTATTTTGGGTAAATATTGCGCAATATCTTGAAACTCGGCTTTACCCTTGTTCATGGTTGCAAACAGGACATCGTACACGGTATTAATATCCCGCCCCGAACTATTCATCACCCCCACAGCCGCGTCGGCTACGGTTTTTACATCGGTAAAACCTGCTTTGGCTGCTTGTAGCGTTGGCTCTAATACTTTCAGCGAAGTATTAACATCTAAGCCTGCACTAATAATTTGATTGAAAGCGTCGGGTATTTCTTGGAGCGGGGCAACATTTCGCCGTCCGATGCCAAGAAGTTGGTCGGATAATTTGCCTAATTCGTCTTGGGTTAATTGGGCGGTAACATTGATTTTTGCCATGCCTTCCTCCCAATTCAACGCCATTTTTGTAACGCCGACAAATGCCGTTCCAACGGCAAGTATAGCGGCAGTGATAGCAATATATGGGTTTTTAAGCAATTCGAGCGCGCGAGAAAAAGCAGGTATTTCTGCTTTCATGGCGGCGAATGCTTTTGTGTGGCTCTCTTTTAGCGATGCAAGTTTTTCTTTCATCTCGTCCACATTCTTGCCGACAGCCTCTTTTGCCTTTTTTAGTGGCGTACTGATGTTGTTTTGCAACAGCAATTTTAGTTTTACGGTAGCTTCATTGCTCATTTTTAAATGCTGTTTAATTGTTATTTAAAAAAAATAGTTTTATCTTTGTGTCATAAATCCAATTATGCAAGTCGAGGCGAGAGGTAATCTTGTTTAGCGCGTTAGTTGGATTTTTTGTTTGTGGTAATGGCATACATTCGTTCTTCGCCGCTCGTGTACACTTCCATATTGAGCAAATACTCAATATCGTTTACCTTAAAACTGTAATAATTCATACTTACAACTCCTTTTGCCGCTTTTTTCAATAGCTTTTCGTCATTTCCTGCAAGCGGTACATTCTTTTCAAATTTCATTTGCGGCAGTAAATTCTGCACTTCTTTTACAATCAATTTTCGACTTTGGCTTGCATGGTTTAGCAATTCCCGCATGGCGGAGCGCGAAACGGTTACTTTCCCCGATTTGAAATTGTCTAATTTGACCGTTTGGGCATGCTTATCTACATTTTCCTCCAACCAAGCCCGCATAACTTTATCGTAATACTTGCTTAAATCCCTTTTTACTTCAGTATTCAATAGCTCGTTGGGTATATCTATGTAGTAAGGATGCGAAAGCGGGAAAACCACGCCTGTTTTGGCTAAATTGGTTTTAAACATGGCGGGCACAGCGGGCGGTGTAATCTGTCCATTCGGCGTCTCATGTTGCATGCCATTTAGTTGTATCACATCACAACGGCAACCCCAACCGTTAGGCGGGTAATAAATAAGCCAAAAAGAGTCTGACACTTTCTTTTTTACGCCGTCGATAGCTGCGTGCGACTCGCGCACATTTGAGTCGCCGACAGTCTGATACTGCAACATGCTAAACTCGTCTTTTTCTTTTTCAAATTGCGCCCAACGACTTGCCATTTGCGACGACGATATGGCGGTGTTGTATTCCGTTTTGAGCCAATTTTGATTGTATTTGTCGTTAATCTCACCAACCGCCTGTTTGAACTCTGAAAATGAGCGCACTCGTTCGCCGTCCATCAGGGCAAGCGTCATATCTTTTAGTTGATGATAATTTTTGGCTGCCGAGAAATAATGCACGCTGTTTGCGAGATTTGCCAACATATCGCCGTCGGGTGTGCCAAATTCGACCTGCATAAAATCTTTGCCGTAGCCTTCAAATATGGCTTTTGTCAACTGCGCCGCCTGTGCCTGTAATAATGCCGAATCGTATGCAATTTCTTGCCCTGCGTAAATTTCGGACGCAATACGCATGATTTCCTCGCTCAAATCATTAAGGTTGTCGGTTTTGGCTGTTGGGAGTAATCCGCCACAACAGGCACACGGCTCGTATAATTGAGTCTTTTGGGGGGCGGTGATTTGAGCGCGCGCCCGACCCCCTACCGAAAATTTGCGCTAAAGCTGCCACCGCTTGCTGTTGGCATAAATTCCCGCTTTCGTTCGCCAGTTATTGGAATACTGAATTTTTTAGCAATCCAATCCATATCGACCTCGTAATGTTCGTTTACTTGGTGTACAATCTCGTACAACTCTTTGAGCGGCAACTCGTCGCTATATTCATATACAAACTTGTCTGTCTCGGGGTTTATATTCCAACCCCAAGCCTGCATAATTCCCAACAACTGCCCATTTACAACAAATTCCATTAGTTGTTTATCCATCCACGAAATTTTATCTAAATTTCGCTCATGCACTTCGCTTTGGCTGCGGCTGCTGCCGTCGTCGGTAATCATATTGCCGCCGACAATCGGCTTGCTAATTTCATCATTAATACGCGCTATTTGCATGTCGTAAACCTTGTAAGCGTCCGAGCCTGCAAAAGGTTTAATGTCAATCGTTGTGCCTTCGGGCAAAACGGCGCGCGCAGCTTCGCCAAGTGCGCCAAGCATGGAGTCTATTTTGTCAATGTCGGTTTGTGTGGTTTTATTGGTGGTCGCTGTGATAAGTGGTTGACCGAATTTTTCGGAAAATTCAGCCCACGACTGTTGCGCGTTGCGTTTCCAAATAAGTTGCCCGCAAATATCCGCCATAACGCCGAAATGGTTTTTCTTTCGGATAACGACCAAATTACGCTCAAAACCTGTGCTGATGTCTATGCCTTTGTCGCCGTTTACTTCGAGCAAAATAAATGGAGCATTCGGCACAATATTCCGTCGCGGGATTAATTCAAAGCGCATTGTGGCAGGGTCAATCAATTCGAGGATGGTGTCGCCCTTAAAAATGAAACTGAGAGCATCCAAGATAAAATTGTGAAACCACTCGCGTTTAAATAATTCCGTTTTTTCGGGTATTTCTTTTCCCGTTTTGAGGTCTATTATACTAAACTCATTACTGAGTGTGGCGGCAGTTCGCAGGTTGCGTTGAGCAATAAAATGCCCGTCAGATTCGAGATTGTCGTACAAGTCTTGCAAAATGTGTTGTCGAGGCGTAACGGGGTTGTTAGCCAACTCTAAACCTTGCCGCCACTTGCGTATCTCGGCTCTGTTTCTATCCTTGTATTCGGTAATTATTTTTGCGACAACGGCTTGCCCTTCGGGGGCTTTTCGTGCGGTTGGCGTATTTTGCAGTTTCTTTGCCATAGATTAAAATTTATTGCCGTTTGGTGTGTATAGTGATTTTATGATTACGCCCGAATCGTTGCCGCCTATTTCTACGCGCGGCAAGTCAGTTAACCGTTTCCCTTCGGAAACAGCAGTGAGCCAATCTATCGCATCTTGGTATCTGTCCTTGCGTACTTCGGGGATTTGGCGCGGGGCTTTTTTTGCCCAAATATGGTACAAAGCCATATCTATTACTGTCATCACAATAAACATATTACGCTCGTCGCCCTCTTTGTCGAATACCGTTGTTAGGTCGTACCGTCCTGCCAAATTGCTTTTTATTTGGTCGATAGCCATGTGTTCAGCACGGCGAAAAACGGTATTGTCTATCGTATCGTCGAGCATCTTTAAAATCTCGTTACGGGCTTGCACCTCGTAATCTTCGTCGGTAATAAATGCCATGTTTAAAATCTGTTTTTGTTTTGATTGCGCAGTTGCTCGCGGCTTGTGGTGCGTACGGGAAACTGCTCTACAAAAGTTATTTTATTAAGTTCGCTAATTGCACCATGCACAGCATCGGGACCGTCGTCGTGCGCTTTGCTTCCTTTTTCAAATGCCAAGAACTGGTCGATAAGCGTTACTTGGTCGGGTGTCATTTTCTCGGCTATGTTGAAAATTACATCGTGCCGCTCGAAATATCCCGACAGCGATTCGACCCTGTCGTATTTATTGGACTTGCTGCGTTTGTCGGCAACTACGGGAATATGAAAGCCGCGCTTGTCGCCCTCTATATCAAAATCATTTACAAACTCGTCCATAGCGAACAATCCCTCAATGTAATACTTGATATTAAAGCGTTCGAGGCGTCGGTCTGTGTACAGGTTGTAAAGCCATTCCGCAACAAAACTTCGGCTTTTTTGTCGCAGAAACGAGTAAATAATATGATACTTCCGCCCGATTTTGCCGATTAAAAACATACCTTTAAAATCCGCCTGCGCTTTGTAGGATAAGTCGCCGTAAAATACCAACCCGTCATATTGCTGAAGCGGCAACACCTCGCCCCACACTATATCCTCATATTTGAATATCGCCCCGTCCTCGATGTGGATGTGCATATACTCACGCATAAATGAGCGTGTCGGCATGGAGTTGTATTTTTTGCGCCAATATTCGGCGGTCGTCTTTTCCGCCCAATTCGGCTCAAAATTGATTGTGTCCTTAACTGCTGTAACTGTAAACACTTTAAAAATATCCTCGTCGCCCATCTGTTTGCAGTTTTCGGACGCAGTTTTGAAATACTGTTTTAAGCGGTTGGTTATGCTGTTTTTGTGAAAATTGTTGTTGGCAAAAATAAACCGCTCTGTTCCGTCCTCGACGCTGTCAAAACAACCCCAAACATCTTCCGTAATAAAATCGACAGCTTCCCGCATCAATGTGTCATTGTTTACATGCTTTTTGCTATCTACATCATCAACTACGATGTAGTCGGGGCGTTCTGCGTCCTCGCGCGAGCCGCGCGGGTTTTGTCCGAAACCGATTGCTTGGAACTTGACGCCGTCGGTAGTTGTAAAATCGCCGTCCGACCAATCGCCAAACTTGAATTTTTCGCCGTAGTCGTTTATCAATCGCTTGTTGTGTTGGAGTTGCGCCTGTATTCCCGAAAGCAGTTTTTTCGCCTTTGGCTCTGTTTCGCCAATAAGAAGCATAAAAAACAAGTCGCGCATTACCAAGTAAAGGAAAAGCGGTATGCCCATATCAATATGTACCGATTTTGCCGCGCTACGAAACCACTCAGCCAAAGCGCGAATGCGCTTGTTGTAGATAATCATTTTCGCCAGTTTCTTATGAAACCATGCGCAAGGCTTTTTTGCGTAGTTCGGGAAATAATACTCAAACCAACGCACATAATCAGCCTCTAAATATTTGATGCGCTTCACCTTTTCGGCAGGCGTTTCGTTAATATTTATTGATGTAGCTTGTGCAATGCGCTTACAATGCGCATCGTAGTCGAGTAATATTTTATTGTAGTTAGCCATTGGTTAGCTTTCCATTTCGATAATGTGTTGCAAAAACATTTTGTGGTATTTGGTAAATAGGATTGCCGTTTCGGGCTCGATGCTTGCCATCCAACTGTCAAAGTTTTTGAAAACGGCAGCAACCACACGCGGCGATGTTTCTTTGTCCAACTCGCGAATAACTTTCATTATTTTAGAAATTGCGTCGGCTTTGAGGTCTGACGGTCTGTTTTCGGCAACCGCCAAAGCATGTTCGTATAGACGCTCTTTAAGCGTGTTTGGTGCTAAGAGAATAAAGGCTTTGCGTTCGTCCCAACTCTTTTCGCCTGTTCGTCCTTTTTTCCATGCGCTAAGAGTCGCAAGCGATATATCCCATTCTTGCGATAATTGGGCTATTGAATAGCCTTTGTTTATGTATAAGTCCTCAGCCGTATTGCGTATTCGCTCTAATTCGGCTCTTGTCCATTGCTTTTTTGAGGCATCCTTTTTCGCCATATATCCACATTTTTATTGTACAAAGAAAGCCCTATTTTAAGGCACTAAGCAAAAAACGCTGCCACAATAACGCATAAAACTGTCATTGTGGCAGCGTTTTTTTGAATCGCGAGAAAGTCGCTTTTACTTTGCCCAAAATATCAAAAATAAATGACGGCTAAACTTTACATATACGGCGATATTGACGCATGGGGCGAGAACTCGGCGGCAGCTTTTACGCAACGCTTCAATGAGGCTTGCAAGACGAGTGATAGCATAGACTTACACATACATAGCTGCGGCGGGCAAGTTTTCGAGGGTAGCTTGATTTACAACCTGCTAAAAAACAGCAAAAAGCCTGTCGATGTCTATATAGACGGCGTCGCGGCAAGCATGGCAACAATAGTAATACTACCTGCCCGCAAAATCTATATGAGCGCAAACGCCTATATGATGACACATGCCCCTATGGGTAGCGTGTATTCGGGTACAGCCGCCGAAATGGTATCAGCCGCAAAATTGCTTCGTGCAATGGAGCAAAATTTTACCGATGCCTACATGGCTCGCACAAATAAAAGCAAGGAAGATATTGCCAAATGGTTACAAGGCGATAATTGGTTTTCAGCCAAAGATGCCCTTGCCGAAAACTTGATTGACGGTATTGTAGATGCCGTTGCCGTCGAAGTGGACGAGCCGAAACGGGAAGAATTAAAAGGGATAAAACCCGAAGCATTATACAACAGATATGCAGCTAAGTTTAATCTAAATAATAATAAAATGAACAAATCAGAAGTAATTGCCCGCTATGGGCTTACAGGCGTAACCGCCGAATCGAGCGAAGTCGATATTTACGCGGCTATTGAAGCTAAAATAAACGACGAGCGCAACGAGAAAATCCGTTTGCAAGGGGTTATTGATGCGCAGGCAAAGCAAAAGATTACCGATGTGGTAAATGCTGCCAAAGACGCAAAAAAGATAACCGACGAGCAAGTACCGTCTTTTGTCGCTATTGGCGAAAAATCGGGCATTGAAGCGTTGAAAACAGCACTTGATGCTATCAAAACAGTGCCAAGCATTACCGCCGCCCTGCAAAGCGTCGGAGCAAGTACAACCACAGCCGACCGCGCTACATGGGATTGGGACAAGTGGCAAAAGGACGATGCGCGCGGTTTGGAACAAATGCGCAAAGACGAGCCCGAAAAGTTTGAGGCTTTGTATAACGCAAAATACAAACGATAAATCATTCAATATTAATAATTAAAATTTCAGAAAGAAAAATGAGAAACAGGATTTTTGCACTTATCTGTGCCGTGTTATTTAACACATTTGTTGGCGGGGCTCTTGCGCTCGCCGTAGGTGCGCCGCCCATGATTGGAGCAATAGGCGCAAATTTACTTGGGGCAGGACTTTCGTTTGTAAAGTTGCCGCAAGGGATGCGGGTTGGTATTTTGGTCGAAGCGTGGACGGGGCAAGTGGTCGAACACTTTACCCATGCGCAGGAAGGCACATTTTTGGACGGTGTACCCGATTATAGTCAGTATGCCGAAAATGATGTTATTCACTTGTCCGATGTTTCGGGCGACCCGACCGTATTAGTAGATAATATAACTTACCCGCTTGCCATTGAAGATTTGCCCGACGGCGATGTAGCTATTTCGCTCAGTAAGTTTGAAACATTGCCGACCCGTGTAACCGACGACGAGTTGTACGCGGCGAGTTTCGACAAAATGGCGGTAGCAAAAACCCGTCATGGCAACAAACTGGGCGAAGCAATGCTCGACAAAGCCTTGCACGCTTTCGCACCGATAGGCGATTCTGCCGAAACGCCAGTAATCGTTACGACTGGAGGGGCAGATGGAAACCGTGCGAAGTGTACGCGCGAAAATATCCTTGCCTTGAAAAAGGCTTGCGATAAGGCAAAGATGCCAAAAAAAGGTCGCCGCTTGGTGTTGTGTAACGACCACATCAACGACTTATTGGAACTCGACCAAAAATTCAAAGACCAATACCACAACTACGAAACAGGTAGCATTGGTAAAATGTATGGTTTTGATATTTACGAGTACCCCGAATGTCCGCAATTCAACGCTACGACGAAAACCAAAAAGAGTTTTGGCTCTATTCCGTCAGCGGGCGACTTCGAGGCGTCGATTGCGTTCTATGTTCCTCGTATGTTCAAATGTAAGGGGTCAACAAAACCGTACATTTCCGAAGCGAAAAACGACCCTGTGAACAAACAAAACTTGATGTCGTACACGACTCGCTTCGTGGCGTTGCCACAAAAACGCGATGGTGCTTGCGCTGCCTTGATTAGCGGAAATAAATAAAATCATTTTTTTAATTCAGATTACAGAGCCGAGTCATGCGGTTCTGTAATTTCCTAACATTTTTTTATCATGGATAATCAAAAAGAATTAACACCCGAAGAAAAAGCTGCTCTCGAAAAAACAACGAAAGAAACCGCTAAGAGAAAAGAAATTGCCAAAAAATTGGCTGAAAAATACAAAGTGGATGTTTTGTATGGCAACAGCAAAGGCGAGTTTTTTACTCAAAAAAGCCTTGCTCTCAACAGTGAGGGCGGCAACAAGGACAAAGTAACAACCTACAAATTCGACGAGTAAAATGGGTAATTTAAAAGGAGTAGATATTAAGCGCGGCGCAATGGGTGCAAGCGTATTGACTAACGAGGATGTTATTTGCGGCTTGTTAGTCAACGCTCCTGCCATTCCTGCCGACGAAGCTAACGGCGTGATTGGGCTCGAAGTTGGTAAAACCGTCAAAATAGCATCGCTCAAAGATGCCGAAGCATACGGAATAACTGCCGACTACGACGCCGCAAATGCCGTGCGGCTATATCGCCATATTTCGGAATTTTACCGAATGGCACAAGCAGGCACGCCGTTGTATGTATGCTTGTATGCGGGCGATTATTCGGATTCCGCAGAAGCGGGCAAACAGATGTTGGCGGATGCCGAAGGCAATATTCGCCAGTTAGCTATTGCCTACAATCCTGCGGCAAACTATGCGGCAACCTACACCGACGGCTTGGAAACAGCCGTGCGCGAAATGTTGCCGAAAGCGCAAGCGTTGGCTGATTGGGCGTTTGATACATTCAAGCCTTGTCAGATTATTTTGGAAGGTCGCGGGCTGAACGCTCTCAATTCTACGGTTGCCCTCGATTTGCGGGACATCCAAATAAATGGCGAAGTTGTGCGGTACGAGAAAGTAACGCTTTGCATCGGGCAAGATTGGGATTATGCCGAAACGCAAAATACCGTCGGTAAAAAAATGGCTGATGTTGGCACTTTGCTTGGCTGTGTGGCTGCGCTTCCCGTAAACCACAATGTTGGCGAGGTTGAAACCATTAACCTGTCAGACAGCAAAAAAGAGCGTTGGCTGACGGCGGGCTTATCCAACCATAAAACGATAGCCGAAATGCACGCCGACCTCGAAGATTACGACGAAAAAGGGTATGTTTTCGCCATTAACTACGAGGGTTACGCGGGTAAATATTGGAACAACGACCACACTTGCACCCCTGTAATTGTGGACGAGGACGACAATATGAACGAGTACAGTATATCGCTCGGGCGTACGCACGACAAGGCTGTGCGCTTGTTGCGAAAAGTGCTTTTACCAAAAGTAAAAAGCACGCAACCTGTCGATGCCAAAACGGGCAAGCTGCCTGTTGGCATTGTAAAATCGTTTGAAAACTTGGGCGATACTAAATGTTTCGACAAAATGCTGAAAGCAGGCGAGATTAGCTACGGAAAAACAACCGTCGATGCCAATTCTAACCTGCTCACTCCGCCGCGCGAACTAAAAGTATCGTTTGTAATTGTCCCAACAGGGCAAGTGGATGTAATTAAAGGAACTATTAACCTCAAAACAAGTGTATAATCATGTCAGTAATTAACCGCAATGGAAAAACTTTTGACAGCGGCGATGTTGTCATTGCCCTGTTTGGCTCTATTGATTGGGAAATAACCGAAATAAGTTATGGTAACAAACAGGCACACCAAGCCAATTACAGCTTGGGAAGCAATAAGCCTACAAGCTACTCGGCAGGAAAGATAGAGTATGAAAGTTCGCTTACAATGCGTTTGCCATCAGCAAGCCGCATCGAAAAATCGGCAGGCGGCGACTTGCTGAATGTTAAGCCCTTTCCTATCAATATTACTTTTCTGAACGACGACAACGAAATTATCAATGACACTGTTTACGCCAAATTTACGGGCAACAAGCGCGAAGTTGGCGGCGATGTGGACTTGAAATCCCAGTTCGAGTTATTTGTGCTCGACATAGACTTTAACAATGCGAACATTTAAACACTATTTAAACAATGGAAAAAAAAGAGACAAAGCAGGAAATTAGTCTTCCTGTGGGCGTAACGCCCGAAATGGTAAAAGCGTGGAAAGAACGCTACGGCGAAAAAAAGGTTTGCCTTGCCGACCTGCCGAAAGATGATGACGGTATAGAGTTTTTAACCGTAGTAGTCCGAGTTCCCGACCGAAAAACGATGAGCGAGTTTGAGAAATTCGCCGACAAGAATCCCGACAAGGCAAAGGAAATTATGGTAAATGCCTGTGTGCTTTCAAACAAAGAGGAAGTAAAAGCCGATGACGGTTTATTCCTTGCCGCGTTTGATGCCACTGTAAAATTAATGCCTGTTCGTGCCGCTATCATAAAAAACTTATAAATGACTATCCCGCTATATCGACGGTTGTCGATGAGGATAGTCTGAAAACACAATTAAGTGATACGATACGAAGAATAAATGCTCTTATCAGCCTGTATTTGCATGTCCCATTTCCCGAAGATTTACCCGACGATGTGTGGATAGAAAAATACAGGCAGGTAGAGTGGCTTGCAGATAAAGGATTGTTAGGCGTAAAGAGTTTGAACTGATGTACAATATAGAGTTATATAGCCGCTTTCACTCGGCGTTTGGGTTTGTAGCCCGTAATGCAATAGATAAAGCCGAGACATTGTGGCTTAAACAAAATATGTCTCTTTATGTTCGCGGAGATAGCACTTTTGCTGATATGACAATTAAGCGGGCAAATGGTACTGAATATGTGTTCAAAAACCCCGAGCCTCCTAAACGAAGTAACAACATTGTAAGTGCTATTTCTCAATCCTTTTCGTCAGCTTCCGTTTTCGGCAATATAGAGGGGGTAATTGCCCCGCCGCCGATGGTGTCCTTTTCGCAAGAAAAAAACATTACCCGAACGATTATTGATAATTCAGATTTTGAGGTAATCGAAAATTTTGGGCTGAAAAGTTGGAACATCAGCATTGAGGGCATCGTGGTAGATATGGATAACAAATGGTATCCGTCCGAAATGGTGCGAAAGGTGCGCGAGTTATTCCAAATAAACGAAACGCTGAGTGTAATCGGGCAACTGTTTGAGGACTTGAATATACGCCAAATCTATTTTACAAAGGTCGATATTGAGCCGTTGGCTGAATACAACGATACGGTAAAATTCAAAATAGACGCTTATTCAATCCGCCCTGCCGAGTTTTTCCTTTTAACCTAAACGCTATGTATCTCAACGCCAATTCACGCATCATCATCGGAACGCTACGGTTTGAGTCCGTTAACACGGTTGAAATCACGGAAAGTGTGCGCGAACTTGACAATAAATGTCAAATCACATTGCCACGAAATTTTGTAAAAAAAGGCGAAAAAGGCGTTACCGATTTTATCAAACGGAAAGATAAGGTAAAGGTCGAACTTGGGTACAATGGCAATTATCACACCGAGTTTGAGGGTTATGTGGATGTAATCGGAAGTACCACGCCGCTTGTCGTTGAATGCGACGGGGTATGGTTTCCACATAAGCAAAACAATTTGCTGAAATCATTCCCACAGGCAACGCTCAAAGAGGTTTTGCAGTTTGCCTTTCCCGATTACAAAATAGATTGTCCCGATGTGAAAATGGGTAAGTTTTTAATCCAAAACACCAGTTCTTACGGGGTAATCAAAGGCATAAAAGACACGGTGGGCTTCTATGCAAAAATAGATGAGGAAGCCAAAACCATAACAGGTTATTTCCCGTACTCGCCGACAAAGTACGAAACATATTTTTATGTTTTCGGCACATATAACGAGACGAAAATAGCCGAGTTGCACACACGCAACCTGTCGCCGAATATCAAAAAAAATAGTTTGAAATTCAAAAAGCGCGACGAGTTAAAAATAGCCCTTACCGCCAAAGCCTTGCAAACGGACGGTAAAACATTAAAGGTAACAGTGGGCAGTACCGAAAAAGATGCCGAAAAGCGTACCCGCAACTACGGCAACCAAATAAAAACGGAAAAAGAGCTGCGCGAAGCAGCCGAACGCGACCTTGCCCGTTGGTCGTATGACGGATATACGGGCGATATAACAGGATTTGGAGTGCCGCGAACACATGCGGGCGACACGCTGACGATTGTTGATGTGGAAAATCCCGAGCGCGAGGGTAATTATTTAGTCGAAAAAGTAAAAATAAAATATTCGGCAGACAGCGCAATTTATGAACGAGTAAACACTTTGAGTTTTAAAATATAATGGCAGGATTTGAGGACACGCTCGAAAGGATTTTGACACTAACGGCAGAAAAGGCAATCGCCTCGTTGGTGCTTTTGGGTGTAGCTTCAAATATCAATAAAGAAAATGATACCTGCGATGTAACGGTAGATGGTGGCTTAATCTTAAACGAAATACGCCTACGCTCGGTAATAGACGAAGGAAAAAACAAAACCGTAACATACCCCAAAGAAAACAGCACGGTGCTCGTGTTGATGATGGGAAACCGAAAAATAGACGGCTGTTTGATAGCCGTAAGCGACCCCGAAGAAATACATATCAGTATGGAAGGACAGGACTTAGTCGCCAATAAAGACGGGTTTGTTTTCAATAATGGAAAAAACGGGATTGTGAAAGTTACTGAGATGGTTGACTGGATGGCGAAATTATACGCTGACCTGCAAACATTGAAAACACAGTTATTTGCACATCCAACAGCAGGAAACGGCGCGGCTCTCGGACTTACATTTGACCCGACAACGCCAAGCCCTCAAATAACAACTTTTGAAGATAAAAATATAAAACACTAATGCGAAAATCAATACTACTAACCGAAGATAACGACTTGCAAATTTCGCCCGTGCGTGAAAATGGCTTGATTGTGTCGGGGCTTGTGATTGACGAAAGCGACAGACAAAGCATTGATTTGATAGTGGAAGCCGCAAAAGGCGAATTTAAAGAGTTCCCATACTTGGGATGCAGTTTGATAAATTATTTAAAATCGGTAGGGCGCGAGCGTGAAATGATACGCGAAGTTACTGTTCAGTTGGAACTCGACGGATATAACCCGACCGTAACTTATAATAACGGGAATTTAGGTATTGATTATTAGAAATTTACATTTATGGCAAAAATAGCATTATTAGCCCCAAAAATATTTGGTTGGGAGGGCGGTTGGAGCGACCACCCAAACGACAAAGGCGGCAAAACAAACATGGGCGTAACACTCGAAACTTGGAAAAGTTGCGGATATGACAAGGACGGCGACCACGATATAGATGCCGACGACTTGAAATTGATAACCAAAGACGACGCTACCGAATTGCTGCGCAAATACTATTGGAATCGTTGGCAGGCAGACCTCATTAAAAATCAATCTATCGCCAATTTATTAGTGGATTGGGTTTGGGCAAGTGGCAAGTGGGGTATTATCATTCCGCAACGGATTTTGGGTGTAAAGCAAGACGGTTTAGTTGGCGCGCAGACTATAAACGCGCTCAACGCTGCCAGTCAGCAAGTTTTGTTCAAACAACTATGGGATGCGCGTGTAGATTTTATTTTGAATATCTGCCAACGCGACCCCTCACAAAATACATTTAAGCGCGGTTGGCTTAACCGTTTAAACGATTTTAAATTTTCGGCATGAACGAAGTAATTACTAATACAGCCATGACGGCGGTCGGCGGTTTTTTCGGTTGGCTGTTTGGAAAACTGCAAACACCACGCGAAAAGAAGAAAACGGACTTGCAGATAATCAACGAGGCAATCAAACCGTTGCTTGAGTCTATTAAGGAACTGACCGAGCAAGTCAAAGAATTAACCAATAGACTGTTGGACGAGCAAGACAAAAACCTGCGGCTGTTGGATGAAAAAGCAGCATTAATCAAAGAGCGTTGCGAACTTATCGAAAAAATCGAAAAGTTGGAAAAAACAGTCAACTGTTTAGGTAAAAAAATAGACGAATTAAAAAAGAAATCATAATGAAAAAATTTATCCTCTTTGGATTAATAGCCATGTTGCTGTTATCCTGCAAAACAAGCAAAACCACGCTTAACGAGCAAACCAAAAGCAAAGTGGAACAAACCGCCACAAGTGAGCAAACGACCAAAACGGAAGCCGCGACAGAAGCTGCCGCCAAAGTAACCGACCGTAGCACGGCGGACACGCAGGAAGTCGGCGAAAGTGAAATCTTGTTTTACTCTGTTCCCGATTCGACAGGGCGGCAATATGTCATTTCTAAAACCAAAACTAAATATCAAAAAGGCACATCGGTAAAATCAGATGTAACAGCCGAAAATACAGCGAAAGCCAATATCGAACAAACAACGAAAAAAAGCGACCAATCGAGCCTAAAAGCGACCAACGAGGTGCAAATAAAAGCTACGACCAAAACCGAAAAGAACACCCCCGCATGGGTTATTTGGGCGGTTGTTATCTGCTCGCTTGTGGTGGTTGTGCTTGGCTATTTTATTTTGAAACGCTTTAAATTGATAAAATGAAAGTCTAATTTGCCCGCACGGCGCGAGGGCTTGAACTCGTGCTTGCACCCGAAAACAACACCGACCGCACACTACTGAACGAACTTGTACTTGACCGACAAATGAAAATCGTTAAAAAGCCCGTACTAAAAGCATTGCCTACCGTTATCGGCGACAATGTGGCAAAGTTGAGCGTGTGCCAACAGGTACGTTTGACGCCGCTATTGTTGGAGTTAAACAAGTTCAATGTTCGCACAGGTGTGGTGGTATTTGCGTGGCGCAAAGTGGGCGGCTCTTACCTGTTGTTGGTTGGCGGCGGCACTTATCAGGTGTTCACGGTAAAAAACATTAACGACGGTGTTCATTTCAATTATGACAGGAACGACAAAAGTGTAACCATCAGTTACGAAAAAGAGGGCGGACAAAAGTTATTTTTCAGTGATGCCGAGCGGCGCGTTTCCACGCTTTCCGAACTTGACGCTCTTTTAAAATAGTGGCTTTATGGATTGCGCGGCACTGCCGACACCCGACGAAAGTCGGAGGATGTGCCGCGCTTCCTTGCCATTTTTAAATAGTATTTAAACGGAATTTAAACCAGTAAAAAAATGCGAGTTCTCGAAAGTCAATCAATATTTGATGCTGCGCTGCAAGAATGCGGCGGTGTGGAATCGGCTTTTGCGTTGGCGTTGGAAAACGGCGTCAGCCTTACCGATGATTTGGCAGCAGGGCAGGAACTCGCCACCGTAACGGCGGCAAATAAGCCTATCGCCGAATATTACAAAAACCGAAATATTTTGCCCGCCACAGGCTTAACCGCCGAAGATAAACAAGCCACGCTTGGCGGCATTGGTTACATGGGTATTAATATTGATTTTATAGTAAGCTGATTATGGCACGCACGATTGAAGAAATAAAAACAGTGATGACAAGCGAGTTTGTTGCAAATTCGCACATTGTCGCAATGTATGGTTTGGATAAAACAAAATCTTTCGACGAGCAATTTTCCAAAGTAAGCCTCGAAAGTATATTTTTCTATGTACTTGCCGCCTCCATTTGGACGCTCGAAAATCTGTTTGATACCCACAAAAAAGAGGTAAGCGATATTATCCTAAACCAAAAACCGCACACTGCCAAATGGTACGCCAATCGGGCAAAAGCCTTTCAGCACGGTTACGACTTGCCCGACGAAAGCGATTTGTACGACAACACAGGAATATCGGACGACCTTATCGCGCAAAGCCGTATCGTTACCCACGCCGCCGCCGTAGAAGAAAGCGGCAAACTCACGCTAAAAGTGGCGAAAAATGGCGCAGGCGACGACCTGCAAGAATTGTCCGCCGCCGAACTTGTCGAATTTAAGGAGTACATGGCGCGAATTAAGGACGCGGGTGTAAACCTCGTAATGATAAGCGAGCCTGCCGACACTTTGGTTTTAAACTTAACCGTTTACTACAACCCACTTGTGTTGCAGAAAAACAGCACAGGCGAGTTGGTAAATATCCTGTCGCAAGAGCCTGTAATTAAAAACACCGTTCGCCAATATCTGCGCAGCTTGCCGTTCAATGGCACATTGGTACTTGCTTACTTGGTCGATAAGTTGCAAGGCGTGGACGGCGTTGTTATCCCGCAGATTGACAGTGCGCAAGCAGGGTACAACGGACGGTTAGAAATGTTTACAACCATGTACAACCCATTGGCAGGATATACGCGCGTTTCCGACAATGATTTGATAATTGAAGCCATACCGCAAACCGTGATAAATTGATGAATACCGCGATTTTTGATATAAATTATTCCAAGCTGCTGCGCTTGTTGCTGCCGACCATGTTACGGCGGCGGACGCTGCTTGCGTTGCTTTCGCCGCCGTTCAGCTATATAAACAGGTTGCACCAAGCGTTTCGGGCAAACAGGGAAGTCAATTTGTACAACTTGCAGATAACGCCGCAAATCTGTTATCTCGAAAAAATGTTGAATGACCGGTACGATGTTTCCGCCCGCAATATTTACATCAAGGATTCATACACGGATTACAAGCCCGGAACTTATATTTATA